TGGTATGTCGCACCTCTGCGTCCAACAATGCTCTCAACCGCTTATAATAGTTGCGGTAATTTGTGATTGTTTTAGGGTTCAACTCCTCCCCATTCGCTTTCTTGACTTCAAAGACTTTTTCCAATTCCATTTCCATTCAACTTAACTATATAGTTATGCTACATTTTATTTAAATCGTTTCAATTTTATATTTAATTGTTTATTTTGTTAAAATATATTCTCAAAATAAATATTGCTAAATAGTTTTCAAAAATCATATTTTTCGGTTTTAATCTTCCAATGAAAAAACTATAAAAGTCTATCTATATTAATGTTTAATGAGTTCTTGGCGGTCTTTTTATACTTGTTTATCGGTATGCTCTACTATCGGTAATTTTGCTTTTTCTGTAATATTGTAATAGGTCATAAAAGGTTCTTGGTCTTCTCTCGCTTCTACTACTTCAAAAATTGCTTCTCCGCTTTCTCGTAATTTTTGAAATTCAAAATGATTTTTACATTCCAATTCAAAGAGTGTTGTTTTGCTATACTTAATGTCGTTTTCTTTGTATGTAATCCATATTTGTTTATTCACTATATGGTCTGCTTTATATTTAGATTTTCTCTTTCTCTCCAAAATATATAATTCGTCTTGTAATAAACCTAATTGGTATTGTTCTGCTTCTATCTGTGCTTGTAGCATAGTCTTCTTTTCATTATAAATAATTCTAAATTGTTCGTATTTTTGAAAAGCGGTAAGTTTTTCAACTTCTGTATTCATTTTTGTAGGGGTTAAGTTGCGTATAATTAATTTGTATTAAATGATTTCAGTTTTTTCGGTAATTCGGTAATTAATAACACTTGTTATGGTCTTATTAATTTAATATTTATTTAATTACTTATTATGTAGTAAGAGTTAAGTTTTTATATTTCATTTCAATTTTTTACAAAATCTCTCTACTCGTCTGTAGTGTCGGTTTCTTTTGGTTGCGTAATATCTTTCATTACATAATTATAGATTGCGTCTCGGTTTTCTTTTTTTGTAAAAGAGTAGGTATAACCGCTCACCATAATTCCCAACACCATTAATGCGTAGGGGCAAAACTCGCAGTCTTTCATTTTTTCATTTTCGTAGGGTTGGACTATAAAATTATATAGTTTTCTCCCGTGTTGCTCGGTTTCGCTATTGTTATATTCCATAATTTTCAAACTGCCCTCCTTCGCCATTTTTCTCCATATTTTCATTTGTTCGTTCAGTGTTTCTCGGTTCAACCAACCAAACCCTTTTTCTGCTTTTATCCAACTAATACATAACTCTTCTTTACCCCGTCGGTCTTTCATAGAGTATTTAAAACACGCTTCCATTTGTTCTCGTGATACGATAAACGCCATTTTCGTTTGATTTTGTAAGATACTACTTATAAGTATTTCAAAATCCATTTCAATTTTTTATTCAATTACAATAAATACAATTAATTATTTATTTGATTTATTTTGTTAGGTTTTCCTAACTTTAGAAAAAAATGTATAACATATATATAGAATGCGTCGCTCTACTCGCAAAAGGTCTTCACGCCGTAAATCACGCAAAACCCGTCGGCGTAGTCGTAGATAAATAATTAATATGTTTTTGTGATTTAAAATGCCGTTTCTTACTATCTAATGATATAATTGTTCCACATTCACAATTATATTTTTGCTGTGTATATTTTTTTCGCTTTTCTTTAATTTCGTCTATGTGTTGCTGTCTGTATGCTTTATTTATCTCTCTAATTTCCTCTGTGTGTTGCTGTCTGTATGCTTTATTTATCTCTTTAACTTCGTCTATGTGTTGCTGTCTGTAGTGATTTTGATATTTTCTACGCTCCTCTGCGTTCTGTTGGTAGTATTCTTTATTTCGTTCTATAATTTCGTCTTTATGTTGCTGGTAATAATCCTTTGGTTTATTTAAAGGTCGGCATACATTTACCAATAAATTACCGCATTTCTCTCTATAAAGGTCATACCAATACTGCTCTCGTAATGTTAAATTACAATCGGTTATATTATCTTCCAATGTTTCACATATAAAATCTATATCTAATAAATGACTACTACAACCACTTTTATTTTTTATATTCATAATGTGAGTTGGTATTCTGTTATTTATATTTTTTGTTTGCCCCACATAGCATTTTTTATTTTTATCAGTCAATAAATAAATAATTCCTAACTCCATTTATGTAGTGATAATTAATATACAAAAATTATTTTTATATTAATTCAATTTTAATTCATAACCATACGCATTAATTCATAAACCGCTTTGTATTCGGTTGCGGTTAGGTTAATAAAATGCTTTCCATACTCTTTATGATTTTTCATTCGCTCTATTATCTTTGTAGCGTTCATTTTTAAATAATTGGTTATTTGTTCTTCGTCTAACCCATTATTAACCAATATCTCTCTTACCTTTTTAATACTATAGATTTTATCTAATTTACTTATATCAATAGTGTCTTTTTTTAAGTTAATGATTTCAGTTGTATTTAAATCCTCTACATTAAAATTAACCTCGTTTAATTCTGTGTTCGGTTCTTCTATTTTAACTTTTTTAACATTATTATTTTGAGTAGGGTTATGCTGTATTAAAGGGTTTTCATTTAATTTTATTGTCGGTTTATTTTCTCCGCCTATTTTTTTCACCTCTATTTTTTCCTCGTGTAAAATAGCGTCGTCAATTAAATCTTCTTCCTCACTATCATTATCGTTTGTTAAAAAGTTTTTATTAATTGTGTTTTTCTCCTCCATAGCGGTTTTTTGTATCGTAGTCGTGATTTTTTCTATAGATAATTTTTCAGTATTAAAAACTATATATTGTAGTTCTTTTTTATTCATACAATTCAAAATCCGTATTAACTGGTTAAAATTAGGGTTTATAAGTGTTTTTAACTCTTCGTATGATAAATTACTTTTAATTAAATCAATACAATCACTTTTTTTTAAAACACCGCATAATTTAAACTTTCTCTCTTTCATAATAAATTATATTCATATAATATTTTTCGCAATCAAAAATAATTATCTAATAAGTTTTTTCATTTGGACTATTAAAAAAATCATTTGATATAGTAATTTTCCTAAATCATTATCAAAAAAATTATTCCAATAATAAAAACTTAACTCTAATGAAAAAAGTAATTCAATTATTTTACAATAATGATTTTTTTATATTTAAAATATTATTTAATTTCAAAAACTATTTTGTAGAGTTAAGTTCATATTTTATAATTTTTTTTATTTTATTTTTATTTTATTTTTATTTAATTTTTATTATAAAATATTTTTCATAATAAAAGTTTTCAATTAATTAAAATTATATAAATTAATATTCCGCCGTTATTTTTCAAAGGGGTTTATTCCTCTTCTAATTCTATAAACTTTCGCCACCCTTTTAATTTAACTTGTTTATTCTTTTTGTCTTCTAATACAAAAGGGTTTAATGGCGTTCCTTTCGTCATAATCCATTCTTTTATGAGTTTCGCTGTTCCGTATTCTGCTTTTTTTTGTCGGTCTTTTATTAAGTGTGCGTAGTCTTCTGTTTCCATAATTTCGCTTACCACTTTTGCTACGCTCCAATCTTCTTTGGATTTATTTCTCGTGCCGTCCCAATCAATATATAAATCGCTTCTCTCGTCATTATGCCGTTCAAAAAGAGTTTTAAATATACTATAAATGTCGCTTGATTTATTAAGGTATTCTTCGCTTCGGTCTTTAACGGATTGCGGTTTATGTAGGTCTATATTCCATTCATTCGCCTTTAATTCTAACACCTTCGTAAATAATATGTTTAAAAAGGCGTTCTTATGCTCTTTAAACCATTTCGGCGTTTTTAATTCGGGGTTTTGTTTATAAATGTGTTGCTTCTCAAACTCCTCGCCCCATTCTTCGCTTCTATCTGTAAATCTGCTCTCAAAAAAAACATCATTTATTCGGTCTTTGTCTGCGTTTATAGGTTCTTCTACAAAAGGCGGTTTCTTATTACATTCCAATACTAATGTAAGCATTAACATAACCTCACTATTATTGCTGTAATTCATTCGTGCGGATAATTCACCACCCCCCGTGATTTTTTTTATTGTGCTGTTATTTAATTTCACCTTGCCGTTTGGTTCTGCTGTTATTACATACCTAACTTTGTTTAACTTTGCTTTCTCTACATTCGCCCCACTACTACCGCTTTTCGTAGGGTCTTCGGTTAATACAACTACATTTAATTCACACGCATAATCACCCAAACAATAACGCATAAACTCGTTTATTAACCCTTTGCCGTTTCTACCTCCTCCATTAAAAACAAAAAACTTCTCTATTGCTTTACCACTTAACCCACTCGCTAATATTAACCAAAAATAATTTCTTAACTCTTTGTTCGGTATGATTTTTTCAATCAAACTATTTATTTCATTTAACATTTCTATATCGGTTTTTGTTCCCTCGTTCTTTTCAATAATTCTAAAAAGTTTTATAAACCCAGTCGGTTTGTCCTCTATAAATAAAGGGCGTTCTTCTTCTGTCGGCGGTCTGTTTTCTATAAGTTCGCCTTCTGTGTTTATTACACTTGTAATGGTATAAATATCGTTTTCGTTTATTATGTCTTTGTCTTCGTAAAGGGTCTTGAGTTTATCAAACTCTGCTTTTGTCGGTTCTCTATAACTTATATGTTCGTGTGTTTCTGTATTAACTACCTCTACTACATTATACACTTTTATTTTAACTTCTATTTTTAACCCCTTCATAAAAGGTCTAAAATTATCTTCTACGCTATTCTTTCCATTACTCATACTAACAAAATCGTCATATCTATAACCTCTAAAAACGCCGTTTTCTATATCTATTACGCCATTCTCGCACCCAAAAAGGTTTATGTTTGTATCAAACTTAACACTATCATTTCTAAACTCCCCTTTTGCTTTACCCACTATGTTATTATTACCTTGTTGCTTCATTAAACTCGCAACTATTGCCTCGTCTAATATTCTTTTTATTATTATGTAATGCTTTTGATTTACGGATAATGTCGCAGTATTTGCGTCTTGTATTTCATACTTTTTAAAGGGGTTCAATAATGATTTTAACCATTTCGCAAACTTTCCGCTTAAATCTCTGCGTAGTATGCTGTCGCCATTGCTCCACCTATTTTTATTTTCGTCCCAACATTTCCAATCGCCTTCTTTTTCATTTTTATTAACCGCATAAATGTAATACTCACCATAGGGCGATTGCTTTAATAAATCGCATATTCCTTTGTCTGCGTTTGTTAAATGTTCTGTTAAAAAATCGCATACTCTTTTAAGGTCTTCGTCGGGGTTTTCTTCTTCTTTGACTTGCTCTATAAACGCTGTAATATCATAAGGGTCTTCTATTTCTTTGTCCGCCCATTCTAATTTTAACCCCGTTAATTCCTCTGTGATTTTATTAAGATATTCTACTATACTTACCTCTTTTTCCGTCTCAAACTTTTCGGCGTTTTGTAAATATAATTTTACCCCGTCATATTCGTATGTGCCTACTAACACTTTATTTTTTGTTTGTAAGGGTAAAAAGGGGTTATTGTAAAGGTCTGTGTTTTCATATAAATATTGTTTTACTGCCCCTACAATTCTATATTCCCATTCGCAACAATACATAGCAAACATACTTCCTAATACTTTATCCTTACCACTATTCGTGTTCGTTTTTTGTTCTTTGCTATTTTTTTGCTTTTGTCGTGCTGTTTCGTAAAGGTCTTTATTTACCTTTTTTATTGCTATTGCTATTTCTGTTATTTCGTTTTCAAAATCTAATATTCTTTGCGTAGGTAATTTTTGCTTGGTTATTTTGTTTTCATATAACCACCCTTTAAATGTTCCAAAAAAACATAATCGTATAAAAAGGTCTTTTGCTGTGTCTCGGTCGCAATCATACATTTTCATTATTCTACTCAACCATTTCTCTCGGTTTAAACAATAATCTTCTATGGTATTACAATTAATATTATTTGATTTACATAATACTACTATTAGGGTCGGTTGTGCGTTTTTTAAATCGTAATCTTTATAAAGTCCGTGTATTAGTGTGTTTCTTACTTTTCTTCGTATGCTCGTTAATCCCAAAGAGTTTGCTGGAAAAGGTCTGCCCCACTTGTGTTTTGGTTTTATATATTTTACTGGTATGCCCTTTTCTTCTGCTCTATACCCTTTTAAATATGCGGTTAATTGTGCTACTTCGCTGTCGTAATTCTTTTTTACAAAAGCAATATGTGCGTCGTTTGTGTTGTCCCAATGTTCTTTTAAAAAACCGCTTTTGAGTAATGCTTTTATGCGTTCAATCGGTATGAGTTCAATCATTTCAACCTCTTCTAAAAAACTTGTGTCTCTTCTTTGTAGGGTTAAGTTTATTTTTTCTGTTTTTTTTTCGCTACATTCGTCGTCTTCTTCTTCGCTCAAAAGGTCGTCATTATCTAATTCTACCAATTCCTCATTTTCGCTTTCGCTCATTTTATATACTATGCTAATATTTGTTTATATCCTTTTTTCCCTAAATATGTTAAAATATTATAAGTATTTAACAAAATATATATTTAAATTAAATATATGTTTTATTAGTTTATTAGTGTATTTGTATTTCGGTTAAACATTTGGTCTGTATTTCGCTCGGTAATTTCTTAAATAATTCTTTAATTTTAAATACATCACCTAAATACATACCATAAATCTTAAACTCTTCTTTTGTAAGATTGTGTTTTGCTTTTGCTTTTAATGACTTGCTATATGCTCTCGCTTTATCGCCTTCTCGTTCATAGCGTTCTTTCATATATTTTCGCATATACTCCTTTCTCGCTTCGCTTACACTCGCTTCGCTTACACTACTCAAAGGTTCGGTTGCCTCCGCTGTATTGTTTAAAGGTTCATTAATGATTGTTTCCATTTATACTATTACAATATATTAAATTATGTTTATATCATTTTTTCTCTAAATAGTATTATTTTGTATTGGCGGAAAAAAGGCGGAAAAGCGGAAAAAAGGTCGTTTTTTTGTGTTTTTTCAAAAAGGTTCTATAGGATTTATAAACTATCTACCATTACCATTGGTTGTGGTAGTTAAATAAAAGTGTATTGTAAAAGTCTTTTTTATAATGAAATTTCCGCACTACATAAATATATAATTCCTTCCTTTATTATTAATAGCAAAGCATAACCAGTAAGGCATTATATTATAATATTTTATTCTTGTTTTATGTAGTGGTAATTGGTAGGACTATTATAACCCATAGGCATACTTTTTGAAAAGTGTGTTTTTTTTCCGCTTTTCCGCTTTTTTCCGCACTACATAAACTATGCTTTTTATACATTTATTCTTACATATCAAAGCATATTATGCTCTGCGGAAAAAATATTAATACACTATTCTTGTTTTATGTAGTGGTAGTTGGTAGGTAGTTTATAACCCATAGGCATACTTTTTGAAAAAGGGTCAAAAGTTCCGCATTTCCGCCAATCATATTATTATACTATTTATTTTGTTAATATATTATTATATTTTTGGTAGTGGTAGGACTTTTATAAACCATATAGACTGCTTTTGAAAAAGGGTCAAAAGTTCCGCAACTTCCGCCAAAAGTAATTCAATTTTTTAATCTTTATAATGACTTAACACTATAACAAAATAAGTATTTTAATATATCGTAATCATACTTTTTTAATCTCAAAAATAGGGGTAATTAATCGTTGCTACAATTATGTAGTAATAATTAATATAATAGTCGTTTTGTATTTTGCTACATAAAAACGGATTTTATTATAAATCCCATACTACCCCCTATGATTTTTTCGGTTTTTTGGTAGTTTTCATTATAGTAGGTTTTTCTACCTTTGAGTAGAGTTTTTTCGGTATATGTTCCCTCGCCTTTTTCAGTAATGCTTTATTCGGTTTGCTTATATCTTCCTCGCTTATTAAACCATATCGTTTTTTAACTGCTTGTAATTCTGCTTTTGTAAAGGTATAGTCTTTTTTCATTTTATACACTTACCCACTATTTTTTTAAAATACTTTTATTGTTATTAGCAGTAAGTAAGCGTTAGGATATAAAACCCTTCATTTAAATAAATCTAAATATGTTTAAATACTTTTTTTTATTTTTAATTTTTAATTTTTAATTTTCAAAAAATAAAACTTAACTCTAAACCCTTTATAGTGTTAAGTTTTCTAACTCAAAATTATTTTTATCGTCGTCTATTAACTTTTTTACTATTTTCGTCTCTCCTTTTGCGGATTTTAATTTATAAGTAATAAGGTTATTAATATCTATTTTTGTTAAATATTGCTTTGGAATGTCCCAACATAAAACGGAGTTTATTCTATAAGGAACGCTAATATACCTTGTATTAAAACTCTCAAAAAGTATTTTATTATATCTTATAAAAAAAATGTCCTTGTCCTCGTGTTGAAAAATGAAAATAGCATTATCACTTAAACCTTTATTACACCCTATAATTTCCGTTTTATATTTATCATAAGCATATCTATAATTTTTAATTTCAAAAACAAAATGCTTACGCTTATCGTAATAATCAAAGCAACTATATTTATAATGTGAGTGTATAAGTTTGCGTCCAAAGCAACGCTCTATAATATCTTTTAATTTTTCCTCACGCTGTAGTCCATAATTTAAATCGTTTTCCTTACTTTTAACTACTTGTATTATCATTTAAATACTTTTATATTGTATATTTATATTATTATTTTGTTAATTTAATTTAACAATTTAATTACTTATAATTAGAGTTAAGTTGGGGTTAATAAGGCGGAAACTGGAATAGGGTGAAAAATTGAGTATAAAATATACGAATGATTTTTTAAAAACAATTTAAATAAATCACTCTTATATTATTATTATAAAAAATGGATATTGGAACTCAAACTGAAACTGGACTTATTTATTTATTAAAAGATAAAACCGAAAAATGTTATGTAGGGCAAACAATGGATATATATAACAGAATACAATACCATACTCATAATATAAAAAATAAAAATATGACTTGTAGTAGTAGATTATTAGATATAGGTTTTACTTATGAAATATTGGAAGATAATGTAGAAAATGACTTATTAGATTTACGAGAGCAATATTGGTATGACTTTTATAAAATTAAATGTGGCGATTTATTAGTAAATATATGCCGACCTTTAAATACATACAAAGAATATTGCGAACAACACGCAGACGAGAAAAAAGAGAAAGCAAAACAATATTACAAAGACCATAAAGACGAGATAAAAGAGAAAGCAAAACAATACAAAATAGACCATAAAGACGAATTAAAAGATAAAGCAAAACAATATTACGAAGACCATAAAGATATTATAAACGATAAAGCAAAACAATACAACATTGACCTTAAAGACGAATTAAAAGAGAAAGCAAAACAATATTACAAAGACCATAAAGACAAATACAAAGAATATAGCAAAATCAACAAAGCAAAATGTGATTTATATAAAAAAAAATATTGTGAGAAAAACAAAGAAGCACTTAAAGAAAAAGCAACCGAAAAAATAAATTGCGAATGTGGTGGTAAATACATACGAGCGAATAAAAGCACTCATTTTAAAACAAAAAAACATATTGATTTTTGCGGTAATTAATTTTGTTGATATATTCTAACAATTAAAGGATTTAAGAATATTATTATAATATAGTAGAATAGTAGAGTTATGACTGATACAGAAGACGAACAATATTTTTTAGAACCAAAACAGAGCGACCTTTTTAAATATTGTTTGGATAAAGACCCCTATTCTATTTTAACGAATAAACCCTTTACCGCATTTACTTATAAATTGGATTGTTATTTTTATGACGGAATAACCGATTTATGTAATAAAACATTATTTTTTTATGTGTATAGCAAAATACCCCTTACCTATAAATGTGCTTTTGACGAAATTAATAAACAATTTAGAGAGCAATTAGAAGCGTTAGTTATTGATATAAATAAAAAATACGATACTGACTTTATAGTAGAAGATTTTATATGCGACCATATATTTTTGGAAGATTTAATACAGACTACGCCTATACAATACGATATTTTTTGCGGTAGTTAATTTATGTTATTTTATTAACAAAATATATATTATTGATTTAAAAACATAATAATAACATATATAAATAACAAAATGAGCGAAACTCAAACCAAAACTGGACTTGTTTATTTATTAAAAGATAAAACCGAAAAATGTTATGTAGGGCAAACAACGGATATGTATAACAGAATAAAATCTCATACTGATAATATAAAAAATAAAAATATGTCTTGTAGTAGCAAAGAGTTAAATATAGATTTTATATGCGAAACATTGGAAGATAATATAACGACCGACTTATTAGATTTACGAGAGCAATATTGGTATGACTTTTATAGAGAGAAATGTGGTAAGTTATTAGTTAATATAAACCGACCTTTAAATGATAAAAAAAAATACCACGAAGACTACTACGAAGACCATAAAGATAGTATAAAAGAAAGACAAAAACAATATAGAGAAGACCATAAAGACGAATTAAAAGACAAAGCAAAACAATACTACAAAGACCATAAAGAGAAAATAAAACAATACAGAGAAGACCATAAAGATAGATTGATAGAAAAAATAAATTGCGAATGTGGTGGTAAATATACACGAGCGAGTAAATGCGTCCATTTTAAAACAAAAAAACATATTGATTATGATATGAAACAAAAACAATAAATATATTTTGCTATACGATATTAACAAAATATATATTTTAAAAAAATTGATTTAGAAAGATATTATTAATATATACACTACTAAAATGAGCGATACAATTAAAAACGAAACTGAAAAGGTATATGATTGTGTTTTTAATAAATTAAAAGAACACGATAATAGAGAATGGGTATGGAGCGAAGGGCAGAAGAAACGCCTTTTAAAATGGGATAAAAACATAGACCATTTATGGATT